GGAGTGGATCAAGGGCGGCGGGTGCATGCCGCGCATTCCGGAGATGGTCGCGGAGTTGACTGTGCCCACCTACTTCTACACGGGCGGGAAGATTCAGATCGAACCAAAGGACATGGTCAAGAAAAAGCTGCTGCGCTCGCCGGATCTGGGAGACGCGCTGGGGCTGACGTTTGCGTTGCCGGACACACCGAGGCGCGAGGGATCAGGCGTGCGTGGACGCCGATCGGGCGGCCGGCCTGGGGCAGACTGGGATCCATATGCGGGGATGTGATGAGTGAGATTCGCCAATGCAGCGTCGCGGAGTTGTTCGATGATCCGCGCTCGGCGCAGCTGATCGAGGACTACGCAGCGGAGTGCGGCAATGCGCTGATCGGTAAGCCGGCACCGCAGCGTGATATGTACGAGAACCTCGAGGCGGCTGGGATGGGGCAATGTTTCGCGGCTTATGAGTCTGGGCAGCTGGTCGGTTTTGCAATGGTGCTCGCATGTGTAGCGCCGCATTACGGAGTGAGCCTGGCGAATGTGGAGAGCTTGTTTGTGGCGATCGGGTCGTACTCCGGGCACGCGCTGATGAGAGCTCTCGATGACTACGCAACGGCGCAGGGATGCGCGGCGATCTTCTACTGGGCGCCCGTCAATAGCCGCCTGGCGCGGCTCCTGTTTCTGTGCGCGGATGAGTACGCCAATACGAATCACGTCTTTGCAAAGAGGCTGACCTAAGTGAGCGCTCTCTCAATCTCCATCAGCTCGAGGCCGATCCTTTCTGCTGTATCAGCTGAGACGCGCCAGATTGTTGCGATGGTGCGGGAAGCATCGCTGAGAGCCGAGCAGATAGCGATCCCGACGGAGCACCTCCTGCACGGCGGCATGTATGCGAGGACGGTTCGCTTGGTGCCGGCAAGCTTCGCAGTCGAAGATCAGATCGTCTTTACCAGCGTGTGCATCAAGATCCCGACTGTGCTGATCCTTCATGGGCCGGGCGCCATCTTGACCGATGATGGCTGGATGCCTGTCGCGGGCTACAACGTCATCGCCGGCAGTGCTGGACGCGAAAGCGTGTTTGTGACGCACGGGCAGCCGGTCGAGGCGACCATGTTGTTTCCGACCGCGGCAAAGACGGTCGAAGAGGCGGAGCGGGAATTTACCGATGAGACGGAGCTGCTCTTCAGTCGAAGGAGCACCAATGATCTCGTCAGGGTAACGGGAGAGTGAGATGAGCGGTGGAGCTTCAGCAGCAACGATAGCGGCGTTCATAGGCGCGGGCGCGGCGGTGGGTTCGACGGCTTACGGCGTCTATAACGGCCAGCAGCAGCAGGGCGCGCAGAAGAAGGCGCTGAAGGCGCAGACCACTGCGCAGCAGACGGCTGAGGCGAATGCTCTCTCATCTGAGCGCAAGGCTGCGGTGGCGGAGAATGCTGCGAACAAGCGGGCACCGAATGTGGCATCGATTTTGGCGCGGGCCGCGACGATGGGCAACAGTGGCCTTTCGAGCACCATGCTGACTGGGCCGGGCGGTGTGAGCTCGGGTGGTCTCGACCTAGGCAAGAGCACGCTGCTGGGGGCGTGATTAGTAGGTAAGAAATAAAACGATGCCAATGATGAGGCCGGCAATGGCCATGCCCCACATTGTGAGCGTTTCTGAGTCGACCTTCGGGAAAGCCATAAGCAGCAGTATAACCCGGCATGTTTTGGACGGAGTGTTGAGCCTTGGCTGAGAACTTTACAACGATGCGGCAGAAGCTGCTGACGCGCTGGGGGCAGCTCACAAACGAGCGCTCGACTTGGTGGACACAGTGGCAGGATATCTCGAACTACATCCTCCCCTGGGGCGGCCGCTTCTTTCGCCAGGACCGCGACAAGGGGCAGAAGCGCGGCAATCAGATCTACGACAATACCGGGATCCACGCACTGCGCGTGCTCGGCGCCGGGCTGATGGCCGGCGCGACCTCGCCGGCGCGGCCGTGGTTTCGCCTGGGCACGCACGACCAGGATCTGAACAACGCGCAGCCGGTCAAGCTCTGGCTCGCGGACGTTGCCGAGCGCATGCACGCGGTCTTTCAAAAGTCGAACACCTACCGTGCGCTGCATCAGGTGTATGAGGAGATGGGCGCTTTCGGTACCGGCGCGTCGATTGTGCTGCCGGACTACAACGCGGTGATTCATCACTACCCTTTGACCACCGGCGAATACGCGATCGACACCGATTGGCAGGGGAAGGTGACGACGCTCTATCGCGAGTTTGAGAAGCCGGTCGGCGCGATCGTCAAAGAATTCGGCATCGAGAACTGTTCGACGATGGTGAAGTCGGCCTACTATGCGGGGCAGCTGGCAACGTGGATTCCGATCATCCACGCCATTGAGCCGCGCTCCGATCGCGATCCTTCGAAGCGCGATGCCCGCAATATGGAGTGGGGCAGCTACTACTTCGAGGTCGGCAATTCGGACACTGTCCTGCGCGAGAGCGGCTTCAAGCAATTCCCTGCCGTGGTGCCACGCTGGGCGGTTGGCGGCGGGGACATCTACGGCAACTCGCCAGGCATGGAAGCGCTCGGTGACGTCAAGGGTCTGCAGCATGAGCAGCTGCGCAAGGCGCAGGGCATCGACTACCTTACCAAGCCGCCGCTGCAAGCCCCGAGCGCGCTCAAGAATCAACCTGTGGAGATGCTGCCAGGCGGCATCACCTTTGTGCCGCCAGGCGGCGGCAATCAGAAGATCGAGAGCCTGTTCAATGTCGAGCTCGATCTCGAGCATCTACTGGCCGACATTCAGGACGTGCGCGGGCGCATCGACCGGGCATTCTTCGTCGATCTGTTTCTGATGATCTCGCAAGTGGACACCGGCAAGATGACGGCCACTGAAGCTGCGTTGCGGCAACAGGAGAAGATGCTGATGATCGGGCCGGTGCTTGAGCGTCTGGATAACGAGCTGCTGCTGCCCTTGATCGAGACCACCTTCACACACATGGTGGAGATGGGCGCGATCCCGCCGGCTCCGCAGGAACTTCAGGGCCAGGTCCTGGCCGTGGAGTTTATCTCGGTGCTGGCGCAGGCGCAGCGCGCGATCGGGACCAACTCTGTCGATCGGTTTGTGGGATCCCTCGGTGCGGTCGCGCAGCTGAAGTCGGATGTGCTCGACAAGTTCGATTCCGACGCCTGGGCCGATGTGTACTCAGACCAGCTGGGCGTAGATCCCAAGCTGATCGTGGCCAGCGACAAGGTAGCGATGATTCGCCAGGCGCGGGCCAACGCGGAGGCTGCCCAACAGAAGATCGCCGCGGCGCAGCAGGTCTCGCAGACTGCGAAGAACTTCGGGCAAGCGCAGGGCGCCGCTCCCCAGGGCGGTGGCGACGTGATGGGAATGTTCAGCGGTTATACGCAGTAGAGGAGGAAACAATGGCTAGCCCAATCATGAGGTACTTCGAGTATTCACATCTTCCTGAGCATCTCCAGGCGGTCTCAAAGCCGATCGCGGAGCTCGCAAGCAAGATGGATGAGGGGCTCCCTGACGGAGCTGAGAAGTCGGCGGGCCTGCGCAAGCTGCTCGAGGCGAAAGATTGCTTCGTACGCGCGGAGCTTGGATTTGTGCTGCGGGAGCGCGGATAGTCTTATGCCCGTCAACGCAGGCCTCACGCAGGACGAACTCGCTGCACACGCCAAAGGTTTCGGCCTTCGTTTCGACGACTATGTCGATTACGAAGAGCCGATCCGCATTAGGCTTGAGGATTACGCGCAGCTGGTCGCATGGTGCGATCCCTATATGCAGCGACGTTTCGAAGTGCAGGGCGCGGTCACCTTTCACTTCGAGCTGGACGGCGTGCCGAATGACGAGAGGTATAACGGAGTCCACATCGAGCGCGTGTACGTGATGGGGGGCAACTCGGATTCGTTTCGCACGACGTGCAAGCTGGACGGCGAGGATATGCTCCGGCAGATTCAAGCTGACTATCCGGAGATGTCTGCGTTCATGTCGAACCGGGTGGGATGGTGGCATCTTCATCCCGGCTACTATTCATCGCTCTCGGTTGGTGACGTGGAAGAATGCCGGCAGACGCTGCGCGATGTCGGAGCGATGGACACCAAGGTCCTCCACCTTCTGATGTATGGGGACCTTCGCGGCGGCTATCAACTGAGCGGCTACTTCATCGGCCTCGAGGAAGTGGATCGGCTGCCGGTTCGGTTGGTGAAAGCGTAGAGGGGAGAGCGGGCCCATGTCTGATGTGATCTCTGAAACGCAATCGCAGAAGCTGGAAGATAAGCTCGAGGAAACCAACCGGGAGATGCGCGACCGCTCGCATCAGCTGGCCGCTGTCGTCCAGGCGCACACCTCAGAAATCGCGGTGATGCGGCTGATTGCCGACCAGATGAGCGATCTGAAGACTGCGGTCTACGGAGATCTGAAGAGCGGCGTCGAGACGGGGATCCGCGGCGCCGTGCAGAAGCTCTACCTGCAGCTGCTCGATACAGAGAAGCAGCGCAATGAGGACCGCAAGCGGGAGGAAGACCAGTTCGCGGAACTGCGCAGGCAAAACCAGGCGCACACCGAAGCAATCGAGAAACTGAATGCGCGCAATGAGCGCAGGGGCGGGGCCTTTGGGTTGGTTCGCGAGATCGGCAACACCATCAGCGTGATCGCGGTGGCGGGCGGTTTGGTGGTAGGCGTGGTGCAGCTGATCTTAAAGGTCAATCACTAATGAACCGAGATGTGGACTCCCTTACCCTCGATGAGCGCGCCAAGCTGCAGGAGCGGGTCATCTGCATCCTGGCGCGCCAGATCTCGCCAGCCTACTGCACAGTGGTGGTGAAGACTGCCATGGGCCAGGCCATGCAGGAGCTGCTCGAGGAGATGAGCTCGACGCATGCGCCCTGCCTGCCTTCGACCATCGAGGTGCAGGAGATTTTGAAAGACATGACCGGCGCCCTGGGGGAGTGGATCCTCGAGATGCGCGTCAGGCGTTGGAGTCAACGATGAATCTAAGTGAAGCAGGCCTACTGCTCTTGAAGCGGTCGGAAGGATTCCGCGGCATGGTCTATAGCGACATCGCCGGCTTCCGCACGATCGGATATGGGCATCGGCTCCTGCCGGGGGAGACGTTTCCGAACGGCATCACTCTCGCGATCGCAGACCAGATCCTCGCCAAGGACGTGGCGATCGCCGAGGCCAACGTTGCGCGCCTGGTGAAGGTCCCGCTCGCGCAGGGCCAGTTTGATGCGCTGGTGGATTTCGTTTTCAACCTCGGATCTGCGCGGCTGGCCAGCTCCACGTTGCTCAGGTATCTGAATGCCGGCAAGTACGATGATGCCGCACATCAGCTGCTTTCATGGGATCACTCAGGGGAGACGAAGGTCGCGGGGCTGACGAAGCGGCGCCGGGCCGAGTATGCGCTGTTCACTACCGGGCAGCTGAAAGAGGAGGCGTAATGGCAGGGTCGATTTTGAGTGATGTGGTTTCAGCGGCAGGGGCGTCGAATCCGATCAGCGCGATCGCGGATCTTGGTAAGGATCTGATCGACAAGTTTATTCCGGATCCGAAACAAAAGGCCGAGGCGCAGCTGGCGGTGCTCGACCGGCAGAATCAAATGAACCTGGCGCTGATCGATCAGCAGAACAAAGTGATCGCCGCGGCGCAGGACAACATGCACGATGATCACTACATGAAGTGGATGCGCGCCTTCTTCTGCTTCTCGATGACCATCCTCTACATCTGGAACTACGCGATCTGCAGGTTCTTTCAGCAGCAGCCGGTCGATCTGCCGATGAGCATGCATGTGATGTTTGCGACCATCATGCTCGGCTTCGTGGGAATTCCGGCCGGCATTGAGATGGCCAAGCAGGTGGCCAGCATGCAGGGCGATTCGTCGGCCTCGATCATGGGGGGCCTGATCAAAGCCGGCAATAAGTCGTAGCGCGTGGAAACAAAAATCCTGACGGAAAGGAGAACCTGATTTTATGAACGTCGCGAATTTCGCAGGGGGTGTCCTAGTCGGCATCGTAGTCGGCGGTGGTCTAGTGCTGGTCTTTCGCAGCAAGGTGGGCGTGCTGTTAGAGAGCATCGAAACCCGCCTCAAGAACATCGAGGCTGCAGTGCTCGGCCGCAAGGTCTCTTAAATATCTGCCGCTTGCCGGCATCCGTAGCAACCATCGAAAAGGGAATAGGCAAACTTCAACCCACTAACCACGGCGGCTCACTCTTCACAAGAGAGTGGGCCGCACGTGTTTCTGGAGAAAGGCAAAACATGACCAGCCTGATCAACATGCAGCAGAGCGCCGAGGAAGCCAAGGAATATACCGAACCTTCGGTCGCCGATGCGCCGAAGTATCCCTGGGGGCTGTGCATCACGCTCAACGATGACTCGCTTGAAAAGCTGAACGTGACCACGCTGCCTGCGGTTGAGACTGTGGTGACGATCGTCGCCAAAGCTACAGTGTCCCGCATCAGCGAGGACCAGACGCAGGGCGGCGAGACGCGCCGATCGATGGACCTGCAGATCACCGACATGCAGTTGGGCGGCGTTGCGGATCTGGCCGGCCGCGCGGCCGATTCTCTCTACGGCAAGGCAAAGTGAATATGCGCAGACTTCTCATCTTTATCGGAATACTGGCGATCGCAGTCGGCGGCCAGACGCAGACCACGCCGCGCTACGCGGTCATGGATAGCAAGGGCAACCTTGGGGCCAGCATCAACACGCAGATCAACGTGATGATGTATGGCGCGAAGGGCGACTGCTCGACCGATGATCACAATGCCATCGTGGCCGCACAGACTGCGGCTGAAGCTTTTGCGACCGCACAGTCGGGTCCGGCGGGCATCTACTTCCCGAAGCCCGCAGGCGGCTGCTACTTGACCAGCACCGTCGCATGGCATGGCGTCTCATTCATCGGCCAATCTACCGGAATGGGCGACCTGGCCGAGAATAAGTGGACGGTCAACCTCCGCGGTCTGCCTGGGCAGGACATCCTGCAGGTGCCGGACCCTTCCACGGTTAGCTCATCCTATCCTTGGTTCCATTCGTGGAGCATCGAAAACATCACCTTCCAGGTGGATGGCGGCGGGACTGCGCCAAACTATCCGCACCGCTGGCCCGGGCGCTGGTCCGATGAAATCTCTACGACCAACGGAAGCACGGTAATCACTTCGACCTCAAATCAGTTCAGTCCCGCCGACGTAGGCCAGGCGATACAGATCAATGGGGCGGGAGCGGGCGGGGCGAATCTGGTTACGACTATCGCATCTGTAACCCCAGCATGGAGCCAGGGCAGCACATGGCAGGTTGTCAATATCGCCACGCCGGCGCTGACCAGTGTGACGAACGCCCATAGCTATGTCTCGCTCTTAGGCCTGCCTGTCACAACGAACATTGGAAACTGTGCGATAGCGGCGCCGAATTTGGACGCGAAGATTTCAAACTGGATTGTGCCAACGCAGGATGCCACCAGCAACAACGATGTCATGCGCAACGTGACTTTTACTAACGTTCACAGCATCGGTACGACGACCTGCGGGATGTTCACGCAGGGACTCACGACGCCCTATCAGTTCGACGTGCGAAACGTGAACTTCAGCGGTCTGATCTTTGGCGTTGTGCAAGGAACCGCGGAACTGAACTCGAACCAGGCGGCCAGTGGGAACGACTTCCAGGTCTGGGATCACGTATGGATGTTTGGGAATAAATACCCTTGGATCAGCTATAACGGCGGCCACAACAGGCTGACGAACTGGCAGATGTCCTCGCAGTCCGGCATTCAGATATTGGGCCAAGAGAATGTCACGTTCGACTGCGCATGTGATTGGACTTTCAACTGGGGAAGCTTTGAAATCCCGACAGGCACTACAGGCTACGGCACTCGGATCGAGGGAAGCGTGATGCGCCTCCATGGCTCTCTTGGGGCTTCTGGAAGCACCTCATGGCTTGGTGGGAGCAGTTTCACAGGAGAAATTGGATCAGGCTTTGGCACAGTCAATTTGGTCGGCCAGAATATCAACGTCACCAGCGACTGGGACAACATGACCGTGAACGACCTGGGGCGAGGCAACTCAGTCACGACCACGCACAACACGGCCTCGAATTGGTCTGGACTGCAGTATCCATACCCGCGCAGCTATTTCCCCCACAAGGGCGAAAGCCAGGTGAGCGGACGGATTACGTCAAATTTCATTCGCGATGGGAATTACTCGACGCCTTATAACTGGGATGACCTGCTGATCTGGCCGCAGGATTTTCTGGTCTCTGTCGGCGTGCTTCCCATGTCTTCGCTTTACACCCAGGATGCCTCTTCGATCAGCGGAGCGGAGTTCATACTTTCGCAAAGCATCCTTCCGATGCAATATGCGCAGTTTGCGACGATCGGTGGCACCAATGGGCATCTCCTTGTCGGGACGAACATTCCGGCTGGCAAGGTGCAGGTTTATTACAGCGCAAAGTGCCTGGTGGGAACGGGCACCTTCACGCTGAACATCAAAACCAGCACCAATGCCATTCCCGCGCAGGACACCGAGAACTGCTCGACCACGCTGCAGACGTTCCATTTCACCGCCGACCTGTCTTCAGTTAGCGGCCAGTTCATCGGCTTCATTCCGAACACTTCGACAAACATCCTGCTTTCCTGGATAGCTTTCCGACCGTATGTGGCGGACGTAAACGGAAAATCAATACCGGGCGCCGGGGCGACGATCGCAACCGGCCCGGCCAGTTCGGTGCAGCACAACTGCCCCTGGTTCACCGATACCATCGGGACGATCGGAGATTCGGGCAACCCGTGCGGAGCCAGCGGAGCACCGACCTACTACAACGTCGTCACGCAAAGCAGCTTTGATAACACCGGGACGACGCTCGAAGGCGCGGCGACCGCAACGCTGCTAACCACGCAGCCTACTCTGTTTTTCCCGGCCGGCACCTACAACGTGAACGACGGGATCAATCTCGCTTGCACATCATCGACCTGCAGCGGCTACCGCATCATAGGCGCCGGCAGAGACAAAACCATTCTGAAGGCGACCAGTTGCACGAACGGATATGTGCTTTGGTACAACAACACCACTAACAGCGGCGACAATTTCAAGGGCATGCGCCTTGAACACTTAACGCTGGATGTGAGCAGCGCCGGCGCTTCTTGCGCCGATGTCGTCAGGTACACACAGACGGCGCTTACGGTCATGGACGACGTAGCGATTAACGGCGCCGGCACGAGCTCGGGCGCCGTCTACTCTACCGGCACGATCGGAATCTCGGGATCGACAGTCACCGGATCAGGAACGACCTTTACGGCCGCAATGGTGCCAGGGATTATCCAGGTTGCCGGAGTGATGGCCGAGGTTGGAACGTTCACCGACGCGACGCACCTTCAGCTTGTTGAACCAGCATTCCCCACCGGCACCGTGACGGGCGGAACGTCCTACGCGCTGACCTATGGAGGGCGCGCGATCACTTGCGATCCTGGAAACAGCTACTCGCAATATGGCAGCTTCCACGATGTATTCATTCAAAACGTCCGCTTCGCTTATTACTCGATCGGAGTGACGAGCGGAGGATGCTCGCGTTTCACGATCGATGGAAAGGCTGGCTGGCTTGGCTGGAGCGGATCGCGCGGAACCAATACCGTCGCAATCTTCCTCGGCTCGCATTCGGACACCTGGGAGATTCACGCGCCAATCAATAATTTCGCGCGCGGAGTGCTGGCTACGTCAGCCCATGCGAACAGTTTCATATCGATGGACATCGAAAACAATTCAACGTATTCGCCGGTCTCGACGTGCAACGGCGGAGTGGCCGCGCAGCAGTGCATCTTCGGCTTCGAGATATCGGCAAGCGCCAATAGCACGGGCTATGGCAATGACTGGCTTTCGACTTACGTCTATCTCGCCGGCACTGCCTGGGTGTTCGACAATGCGGCCGGATCAAGAAACGGGTATATCGACGGGTTGAGAGATGACACGTTTTCGAACACCAACAACTTCAGCTTCAGTGGATCGACAGGATGCCCCGCCAACGGCTCAGGATTGTCGATCGAGATTCACACCCGCGACTGCAATCACGCTGTTGTGGCGCAGACAGTGAACTAAATGGGGACGAGCAGAAGACCGAAGCTTGCAAAATGCGTGTCATTTCATCACCGTTAGAAACCTAAACAAAGCAAGGGAGCAAAGACTATGCGGAGACTCACACTTCTGCTGGCGATGGCACTCGTGTCGATCGCCTCGATCGAAGCCGGCGCGCAGAGCGGCGTGATTCACGACCTTGGCGATCCGCGTACGAAGTCGCCAACCCCCAACTGTGCAAACAGTCGCTTCTATATAGATGATTCGACTTCGAAGCTTTACATGTCCGCGCAGGGTTCGCCATGTCTTTGGACGGATGCAACAGTTCAGGCGACATCTTTTCCTGGGGTTACTGCCGACGGCCTCACGCCAGGCGGTATCTCGGCAGCCGGGCAGGTCGCTGCGCAGAAGATCAGTCAGACGACCTACACGCCGAACCTGTACTACTCCTACGGCGATTCGATCACGGCTGGTCTGAATGTGACGAGCTCGCAATTCAGCTATCCGAACCGCATCGGCCAGAATCTCGGCATCATTGTCACCCAGCGCGGCGTGAGCGGCGACATGGTGTGCGATGTGCCGTTTCGCATGTTGAACGTGGACTCGCCGGCAGTCGCCTCGACGCAACCGCTCCGCACCCTGATGATCGGCACCAACGAAATCAACAAGGGCACGGGTGCATACGAAGCCGTCAGCCATCTTTGCTTTCAAGCAGTGGTGAGCTGGGCGACCGTCCCGGTCACGTCGAAGGTGCTTGGCTCTGCCGCCACCACGACGGGCACCTGCGCGAACGACACCACATTCGCAGCCGCGACAGGCGTAGCCTGCACCGCGCCCGGATCGACGCAGAGCTACACCGTCACCACGACGGGCGGACCGATCTACGCCTGGCGCAGGATTATCGATTCCGACGCCGGCACCTACAACATGCAGGTCGATGGCGGCACCGCGATCCCGCTGGCCACCGCCACCACGCCCGCAATCGCGACCACGAACGGCCACACCAGTTCGCTCGCTTTGGTGCGCGTCACGAACGTCGCAGCCGGTACCCACACGGTTCTGTTCACCCAGACCGGATCATCGGGCACGATGTCGACCATTGCAGTCGGCACGCCCTCGAATGCGATCTTTTCGTCGCTGCCCTATCTTGTGCAGGGCGAGATTCCACCGCAACTGAACGGAGGCAATGCCGCCGCGCTTGCGGCCTATCGCGCCGATCAGGCCTCCGACATCACGACTCTGCTGAGCGATGGGTTGAACATCGCGACCGCGCCCGTGACCAAGTATCTCCAGGCCACGACAGCCGCCGCCGATATGTTCGACAGCCTCCACCCGAACGATGCCGGCCATCTCGAACTAGCTGCGGCGTTTCAATCGGTGATCAACTTGCGCGGTGCGGGCGGGCAGAAGTCGCCATGCAAAAACGTTGCGAACTACACCGTGTTGCAGGGCGATCAGTTCCCTGGCACCGTGCTGTGCTCGGGTAACGGCACCGTCACGCTGCCCAATGCGGGCATCGCTGACGGGACTGTGATCGAGATCGTCAACCTGGACCCTTCGAACCCAACAACGCTCTCGTGGTCATCGAGCTTCTTTATGCCCTCGAAGATCTATCCGGGCGGTTCGGTGCAGGCGCAGTTCACCGCTGCGACCAACTGGTCACCACTGGCGCAGAACAGTTCCCGCACCTTTGCGTCGTCCTCGATTGGTGGATCGGCCCTGACGGCGGGACAATGCGCCTCGACGACCGTCGGCACAACGTTCGGCGTCGGCACCAGCTCGGTTCCCGTAGCGTCGCCCACGACCTATCCCGGTGACGGCTTCTATTGGGTCAGTTACATGAGCGCGGCCAACACCATCACAGTCAAGGTCTGCGCAGCCGCAGCCGGAACACCGACAGCGAGCACGTATCAAGTGCGCCTGTTGCCATAAACGCGGGAATCGCAAACATCCGGCTTTATCTCAGAAGGCGCGAATAAAAAATGAGCACTTATGATCCCACCGATCTGCGCGGGCAGGACCTGGTCAAGCAGGAAGCTGAAGCTCGCGCGCGTATGGTTCGCGAGCAAGAGACTGCGGATGTGAAGTGGCTCATGAGCTCGAGACGCGGTCGTCGCATGATGTGGCGGCTGCTCGCGGTCGCCGGGGTATTCCAGTTGTCCTTCGATTCGAACGCCATGAAGATGGCCTTCAATGAAGGGAACCGGCGCTTCGGTAACGAGCTCTTTAGCGAAGTGATGGAACTTTGTCCGGAGATGTATCCGGTGATGGTGAAGGAGCACAACGAAGATGGAAAACGAGACGGCAACGGCCCAAAATCCAACTGAAGCCAAGCCGATTACGGTAGCGCGGAGCTGGGCAGGCGAGCCAGCTGTGGCTACTCAAGAGGCGCCCGCAACGGAGTCGGCAGCGGCCGGCACTGAAACGGGCAAGCAGACGCAGACTACGGAGCCTCCGGCGGCGACCGCCACGGAGACGAAGGAGAAGCCTGCCACAACTACGGAAACGAAGCCGGCAGTGGAAACCAAGCCGGCACCTGTTACCAGCACCGTGCCTGAGAAGTATGAGTTCAAGGCGCCTGAGGGTACGGACTTCGATCCGGGGATCGTGGAAGCTTACTCCGGCGCGGCCAAAGAGGCCGGTCTCTCGCAGGATGCGGCGCAGAAGGTACTTGAGAAGATGGCGCCGGCTCTGGCCGCGCGTCAGACCGCTCAAGTCGAGGCGATTCACAAGGAATGGTCTGACGCTTCAACTGCCGACAAGGAGTTCGGCGGGGAGAAGCTCAAGGAGAATCTCGCGATCGCGCGCAAGGCCTATGACGCGTACGATCCGATTCCCCAGGGCCAGACCACCACGCCTCTGCGCACGCTGCTGGAAACGACCGGCCTGGGCAATCATCCGGAGATCATCCGGCTCTTGTACCGCGCCGGCAAGGCGATCAGCGAGGACCACTTTGTCGGGGGTTCCGCTGCCGTGAACGCGAATCCGCGCACGTTGGCGGAGAAGCTTTACGGCCCTAACAAGTAAGACGGAGATGGAAATGACGAGACTCAGATTGATGCCGCGCGGCGCCGCGCGGATCGGAGTGGCGCGCAACTGGGCCACGCTTCCTGCCAACTCGGGACATGGCACGCTGGTCGATATTGCCAGCGCGCTCGACCCCAATGGCCGCATCGCCACAGTGGCGGAGCTGCTCAACCAGTCGAACGAAACCATCCAGGATGTGAACTTCATCGAAGGCAATTTGCCCACCGGCCACAAAGGCTCGATCCGGACAGGACTGCCCACGGTGATCATGCGCAAGTTCTATCAAGGCACGCCGGCATCGAAGAGCCTGCGAGCCACCGTCACCGACACCGTCGGGATGGCCGAGGCGCGCATGGAGATCGATAAAGATCTCGCGGAGCTCGGCGGCAACGCTTCAGCGTATCGGGCAAGCGAGTCGTTCGCGTACGTCGAGGCGATGAGCCAGAAGTTTACGCAGCAGCTCTTCTATGGCGACAATGCTGCAGATCCGGATGGCATCCTCGGCCTCTCGCCCCGCTACAGTTCGCTGAGCGCGCAGACCGGCACCAACATTCTGAGTGGGGGCGGAGCGGGCGCTGACAATACCTCGGTGTGGCTCATCGTGTGGGGAGAGAACACCATCACCGGTATCTATCCCAAGGGGTCGAAGGCCGGCCTGGTGCACGAGGATCAGGGGATCCAGCCGGCGTACGATTCGCAGAACAACGTCTACGACGCCTATCGCGACAAGTGGCAGTGGAAGTTTGGCCTGCACGTCAAGGACTGGCGCTATGCGGTGCGTATCGCCAACATCGACGTCAGCGACCTGAAGGGGATGACCGGCACGCAGGTCGACACCACGCTGACCTATCTGCCTTATCTCATGGCTGAAGCGATGTCGAAAATCCCGAGCATGGCGATGGGCCGGGCGGCCTTTTACGCGAACCGTACCGTCAAGGCCATGATGGCCGTGATGGGCGTCAAGCGTCTGGGCGGATTCATGACGACTGAGCAGGCTGCGAATCAGTACGGCAAGGTTGCGCCGGGCTGGGTTGCGGGCAGCGGTGCCGGAATCTCCGGCGGCCAGGTGAGCTTCCTCGGCACACCGGTCCGCACAGTCGATCAATTGCTTCTCACCGAAGCGGTCATCAGCTAGCAGCTGATCACGAGCGACTCTGATCACCCGAGAAACCTTTAGCCGGGCTGCCTGACAAGGCGGCCCAGGAAGCGAGAAACAAATTATGACTCCTCTGTTGGCTTCGACAGCGGCGCTGTTTTTCAGCGCCCCTGCGGTGCTCTGTGGGCTGTTGATCCTGGCCCTCTTCGTAGCAATCTGGTTTCGGCAGGATCGGCGCCGTCTGCGCCCCTTGCGGAAACTGACTGCAGGATCGGCGCTCGTGGTTGCGCGGGTCTGGGGAATGCGCGATCTCGAAGAGATCTATTCAGCAGCGCAGGCCGTCGTCAATGTGGGCGATACGGCCTCGACCAATGTCTACGACGCAGGGAATGCTGCATCGTCAGACATCAGCATGACCAGACAAATCTGGTTCAACGTCACCGTCAACACGGCATTCACTTCAGGCGGCGCCGGCACACTGCAGGTTGTCCTCCAAGATTCTGCCGACAATGCTGCCTGGGCCGACGTTCAGGTGGGTGCGGTGTTTGCTCTGGCGGCTCTGGTATTCGGCGCTGTGGTGTTCCAGATGCAGCCGCCGGTGGGGTTGCGCCGCTATACGCGTTTCGTGTATCGCGTCGCGACTGCAGCGATGACTGCCGGGAAAGTGGATGCCTATATCACCTCGGACATCCAGCGCAACATTGCCCGCCCGAGCGGTTTCACGGCTTAACCCTGTAAACAGTTTGCGCGGGCGGCCTAAAGGCCACACTCCCTCACTGAAGTGGGCGGGTGTGGCGGGAACGTGGAGTCCGCGCAAAACCTCAACCGTTTGTTTTCTGCTGACGCCTGAGTGCGTCGGAGAAGGATGTGAGCGATGCGCGTAACTCCATTGCGGAACTGCCTGGCAGGCAAGTACTACACCGAGGGTGTCGAAGACGATTACGAAGGCCCTCCCAACCGTCATCTCGAGCCGGTCGACAAGAACGAAAAGGCGAAGTGGGCGAAGGCAATCGAGCGGCAAGCTGCAGACAGGACTAAAGGCAAACCTGGCGCTGCACCTGCACCTGCACAAGCGCCGGCGCCTGCAGCTGCTGCGGTTCCCGAACCTAAGGTCGAAAAGGTTGACCTCGCGAGCATGACTAAAGCGGAGATTGTTGAACACGCCGCCGAAGTGCATGGCCTTGAACTCGATCACAGCGCGACAAAAGACGAGCTGATCGAAGCGGTCCAAGAAGCCGAAAAAGGCAAATAGCGAAGTCTCGAAGAGGGGTCTGGAGTAATCGCTCTCGACCCCTTTCCGTTTTCTGTTCTCTGATTTGTTTCGAGGAATCCCCTCATGAGTGAAGTAACGATCTGTAATCTGGCGCTTGGTCACCTGGGCGATACGGCCACGGTGGCATCGATCAAGCCGCCCGATAACTCTGTCCAGGCGCAGCTCTGCGCGCGCTTCTACCCGATTGCACGTAATGCGCTGCTCGAGATGTCGACGTGGGGCTTTGCGACGCGGCGCGTGAAGCTGGCGCTGGTGGCGAATCCAACTCTCGCGATCGCGCAAGGGGTGGATGCGGCCGCGATCCGCGGTACCTGGAAATATGCTTATGCACTGCCGAACGCCATGATCAATGCGATCGCAGTGATTCCGGCCGAAGCGTCGGACGACTACCAGGCGAGCTGGGGGCAGAATGGCGACGGCTTTCCATATCCGCTGGCAGAGCCGGCGGAGGCGGCGCGGACTAAAATGCCGCAGCCTTATGCGATCGAGACGCAGGTGGACGGATCTCAGATCATCCTGACTAATGTCTGCAATGCGGTGCTGCGCTACACCACCCTGGTCGACGACACCACAAAATTCTCGCCACTGTTCACGCTGGCCTTGAGCTGGCTGCTGGCCTCAATGCTGGCGGGACCGATTCTAAAGGGCGATGCCGGCGCAGCTGCCGGCACGCGTTGTCTTCAAATGTTCAAGGGCTTTGAAGGTATGGCGGAATCGAGCGATGCCAATCAGCACCAGGTGAATGTTCAAGCTTCGCCGAGCTGGATACGGGGGCGCTAGATGCCAAGCACGCGCACCTACAATCGATCATTCGCCGGCGGCGAGATCTCGCCGGAGATGTTCGGCCGCATCGACGACGCCAAGTTTCAGACCGGCGCAGCCAAGCTGCGCAACTTCATCGCTACGCCCACGGGCGCTGCGGAGAACCGGCCAGGCTTCGCTTTCGTAAAGGCCACCAAGAACAATGGCCGCGCGCGCCTGATCCCCTTCACCTACTCGCTGAACCAAACCATGGTCATCGAGCTGGGCGATCACTACGCGCGCTTTCATACGCAGGGTGAAACGCTCGAGTACGATGTGCTTGATCTCGATCCGTGGATTCCGCCCTCGGGCGCCATCACCTACACGGTTACTTCGCCTGCGATCATCACCTGGGTCGCCCATGGTCTCACGACCGGAGATCCGATCCGGTTTTATGTCTTCGGCTCTGCTGGGGATCCGCTGCCTGGCGGGTTGCAGCTGGGACACACCTACACCGCGCAGGTGATCGACGCCGACAATTTCAATATTCTCGATGATGGTGTCCCGGTCGCCCTCACTGCGCCATCGGGCGGCACAATCGTCTACGTCAACTACCCTGGCGCCGGCTCGCCTTCCGAAACGCTGAACCTGGGGCCTAACCAATCGTCGAGCGGTGTGGCTTCTGCGCCGGCCGGTGGTCTGGCCAATGTTCCCGTCGCCGGCGGCAACGTGATGTTGAATGTCGATGTCTCGATCGCGATCTACGTTTTTCAGGGCGGCGGCACTGGCCAGGTGCAGTACTCGACCGATGGCGTCCACTGGAATGGATTCTTCGGCGCCGGCTCGAGCTTCAACGGGACTATTCGCCATTCGATTCCGCTCGCCAATCTCAACACGCTTCAACTGCGGGTATTTGCTGCCGGCGGCGCCGGGCCTGCAGGGAGCGTCTCGATTCAGGTCACCATCAACTCCTGGAGTGTGGATGTTCCAACCAGCGGGAGCGGGCCGACGACGGCTTCACTGCGCGTCTATCGCTACTACACGGCCGGCGACTCGGTGACCTATGGTGGCAGCGCCTACACCTCGATCATGGCCGACTCGGGCGGAATTACGCAGCCCGGTACCAACGCGGCGATCTGGGCCCTGCTGCCTGCCGATGGAACCTACGAGATCCCGACGCCTTATGCCGAGGCGGATCTGTTCGGGATTCACTACGCGCAGTCGGCCGACGTGCTCACGCTGGTCCATCCGAACTATCCTCCCTCGGAGCTGCGCCGCTTGAGTGCGACCGCGTGGAGTCTGACTGCGATCCAGTTTGGCCCTCCCCTGGCCACACCTGCGAGCGTCACGGCGGCGGCCTCGCCTGGCTACCTTGCCAAAGTGTCGGCGATCTCGACTGCCAATCCTGCGCTGATCACAACGGCGGCCAGTCACACCCTCGCGCTCGGCGACGGAGTCTACCTCGCGAACCTAACGGCAGTGATCGGCGGCGTCAACACGGTGCTCGATAACTTCTACATGGTGTCGAAGGTCCCCGTCGACGGCAGCGGCAATCTGATCCCGAACGAGCTCTACCTGATGGATTACAGCGGCAATCCCTTCGATTCGACGGGATGGTCCTCCTGGCATGCGACCGACGGGACCAGGCCGGTGAGCATTCAATTCGGAACCAAGATCTTCAACATCACGAATAATTATGCGGTGCAGGCGCTCGCGGCCGACGGCGTCAGTGCGAGCGCGCTCTCGGCTGCAGCCGCGATCCTGAACAATCTCGACGTGCCGGGAAGCTTCAACACGATCGGCTGGGCTGCGGTGAACGGCGCGCATAGCTACAACGTCTTTAAGCAGCTCAACGGGCTGTGGGGCTTTATCGGCAACACCGAATCGCTGAGCTTCGTCGACTCGAATATCGCGCCCGATTTCTCGATCGTGCCTGGCACGCCGGATGCGGTGTTCTCCGGGCCCGGCAATTATCCCGGCGCTGTCTGCTACTACCAGCAGCGGCGTTGTTTCGGAGGGACTACGAACGGGCCGGACAATGTGTGGATGTCGAACTCGGGCACGGAAAGCATGTTCGACTATTCCCTGCCCGCGCTGGCCACCGATCGCATTGCCTTTCGGGTGGCCGCGCTCAAGGCGGACGTTATCCAGCATCTCGTCCCCATGGCGCAGTTGCTGATGCTGACGAGCGAAACCGAATTTGCGCTGCAGCCGGTGGGCTCGGACGTGATCACGCCGTCGACCATCGATGTGAAGCCGCAGACCTACATCGGCGCCTCTGGTGTTCAGCCGACCGTGGTGAATACGTCCATGGTCTACGCGGCGGCCAGAGGCGGCCATGTGCGCGAGATGGGCTACGTGTGGACAGTGAACGGCTTCTCGACCGGCGACCTGAGCCTGCGGGCCGCGAATCTCTTCGACAATCTGACCATTCTCGACCAGGCCTACTCGAAGTCGCCGCGGCCGATCATCTGGTTTGTGTCCTCGAGCGGCAAGCTGCTGGGGCTGACGTACATTCCGGAAGAGCAGCTCGGCGCCTGGCATCATCACGAGACCGCGGGCGTGTTTGAATCGATCTGCTGCGTCGCGGAAGGCAGCGAGGATACGTTGTATGCGGTGATCAGGCGGACCATCAACGGAGGTACGGTTCGTTACGTCGAGCGCATGGCTAGCCGGATTATCGATCCGGAGGACTACTCGACCTGGTTCTTTGTGGATGCGGGAATTCAGCAGACGTTTGTGAATCCGGTCAACGCGATCGCCGGCCTCGACTGGCTTGAGGGTGCGACGGTCGCGGTGCTGGCCGATGGCTGTGTGCAGAAAAACAAAGTCGTCGCCGGCGGCGAGATCACTCTCGATCATGCGGCCAGGGTGATCACGGTGGGCCTGCCCTACCTGAGCAATCTCAAGACGCTGCCACTCGTGCTGCAGCTCGACGGCTATGGCCAGGGCGTGAACAAGAACATCAACAAGGTGTGGCTGAAGCTCTACCGCTCGAGCGGCGTGTTCGCCGGGCCGGATCTGAATCACCTGACCGAACTGAAGCAGCGCACGACCGAACCGTTTGGGTCGCCTCCGAAGCTGATCGGAACGGGCGACGATGACGACGAAAACGATGGGCAGACGCAGCCGATGGTGCTGACGCCGAGCTGGCAGCAGAGTGGCCATGTGTGGATCCAGCAAGCGAATCCGCTGCCCTTGAGTGTCGTGGGACTGACGATGGAGGTGGCGATCGGTGGATGAGCGATGCAAGTGCGGAGAGCCGCATGACGGTTGGCCTGGAGAAGACGGCGGCGAGTTGTGTCAGATGTGCTGGGAATCTCAGTGCAGTAAATCGTGGTGGGCCATGGTCGCCCAATTGCGGCCTTTCTATGAAGCGGAGGAGCGCCTAAATGGGTAGCATCCCCTATCTCAACGATCAGCAGACGATCGACCTGCCCGGTCAGAAATTCTCTTCGCCGAATTTCCTGACCTCGAGCTGGGACAAGATCGAGGACTGGTTTACCGGCAAGAACGTCGACACCACGGGTATGTCGCCGACCGTGGCGAAGACTGCGCAGACGGGTCAGGCGCTCAAGAATATCGGCCTGGTGACGGCGGTGCTTGGTGGCGTCAACTCAGCGATCGGCACCTACTACGCTGCGAAGTCGGCTCAGTATCAGGAGAAGTCGCAGGCCTCGAGCTTCGCCTTCCAGGGCGACATGGCGGCCATCAATGCCAGCCGCGCGGAGATGACTGCGGAGTCGATCGAAGAAGCAGGCAAGAGTCAGGTGGCGAGTTACACCTTGCGAGCCGGACAAGAGAAGGCCGGCGCCGTGGCTACGATGGCGGGCCGCGGAGTGGCCCTGGGCGTGGGGAGCGCGCGCGACGTCGCGGCTTCGATGGACATCGAGAAAGATCTGAACGTGATGGCCATCAATTCCAACACGGTGCGCCAGGCCTGGGCGGTGCGTGAGCAGGGGACCAACTACAAGAATGAAAGCCTGCTCGATCGCACGAGCTCGGTGAACGCGCTGCGCACGGCGAGCTCGATCAGCCCAATGGGCAGCACGGCAAATTCGCTGCTCGGATCGGCGACGCAGATCGCCGGGCAGTGGGACTGGCAACGGTGGATGAGAACGCGCATGGCGCAGGGGCTGCCTGTGTCGCAGGTAGGAATAGGGAGCTAGATCGATGCCGATGGTGCCTGAAACATTTGCGCCCAGTGTGACGCAGGGCGAGAAGCCTTTGACGCCGGCGACCGGGCCGTGGGTGAGTCCGATGCGGAACTCTGCACCGGCGCTGCTCGAGCAGACTGGCGACACGCTGGCGCGCGCTGGAGCGACGGCCGCGCAGCTCGGCAACACGATCGGCGATCGCGTCCAGGAGACGATGGATGATGCGCTGACGAAGTCGGCCGAGACGCAGTTCCTAAAGACCTCGCAGGACGTGCTCTACAATCCGCAGGCCGGCTATTTGAACACGCGTGGCTTGAACGCGCAGACCGAATGGGATCCGGCGACCAAGGCGATCGCGAAGGCGCGGCAGGATGCGCGCGCCACGCTTACCAATCCCGTCCAGCAGCGCATGTATGACCAGGTGACGAACGATCACATGCTGACGCTCGGCCGGACGATGGCTGATCATCAGCACGGCCAGGTGACCGCCTACGGGATCCAGCAAGGACAAGACCGCGCCGACTCGATGCAGATCCTGGCGAAGGCGGCCTTCCTATCAGGCCGCATGGATGACTACCAGAAATACTCCGACCAGGCTCGCGGCGAAGTACTGCACGTCGCAGGATTGAACGGCGCCGCGCCGGACTCCGATATCGCGCAGGCCATGCTGCGTCAAAAGCACACCGACCTGGTGCACGGCATCACGGTCGGGCTGCTCGATGATCACAAGTACGACCAGGCGAAGCAGTACTTCGAAGCCGAGCAGCCGAACATCGACATGCGCACGGCTGAAGCGCTCGGCAATGCGGTGAAGACTGAATATGATCGCAACCTGACGGAGACCAAGGGCGACGCATTTCTTGCCGCTGCGCAAACCAAGGG